TTGTGCAGGTCGCCGATGTCGTCCCAGAGAACAAGATGCTCCCCGTCTGTGAAAAACTTCTCGATTCCCGGCACCCTGGGGTACATCAGGAACGCACCGCAGGCCAGCGAGAGGTACAGCCGGTCTGACCAGTAGCCGGGGACATCGTTTACCACGTTGTCGCCGACCATGATATCCACCGAGTTGCACACCTCGGCGTACTTCGGCCCCCAACATTCCTCGCGGTTGCCGTAATGCTGAAAGTCGTATCTCTGCAAACTATCCAGCAACGCCTTTCGGAACGGCATGTAAACGTGACCGATAAAGCCTACCTGCGGCCCCCTGGTACGCTTCACAGGGTGGTACGTTCTGGGGTCGCAGGCGTGTGGAAGCCACCGTCTCTCCAGGCCCGCCTTCTCGTACATATCTATCCAGCCATCTGTTGAGATAGTCAGGTCGAACGGCACAAGAGCCTTCGTGTACTGCCGTTCCCTGCCCGCGAAGTTCTGTATCCAGTCGAAGTACCACGCGATCTTCGGACACTCGACCCTCTCCCAGAACCCCGGCGGGAACAACTGTGGCAGAGAGGTTATCGCAAGATCGAAAGGTTGCTGTAGGAACTTCTCGTAGTCGATGCTCCCGTAGTGATACCTCCAGACCTCGTGGCCCGCTTTTTCAAGGTAAGTTGCTATTTCGGTTTCCGTGTGCCAATTTGAAAAGCACGATGCAAAGCCTATCCACATATTCTCAACGGGTTGGGTAGAATCCACTTGCCACGGAATCCAGGCTCTTTCTTCATTATCTCGTCAGCGAAGTTCCACGCTAGAAGGAGACAGTAATCAGGTTGGTTCTCCATCAGTTTGCGGGGCGGGTAAATCGGTATGCCCGTTCCTGGTATGCGCTTACCTTGTTTCGCAGGTGTTGAGTCTACGCAATAGTCGATAGTCCGATTGTCTATTCCGCAGGCATTTAAGAGAACACAACCCTTCGCTGCAGCACCGTAAGCCGCGATTGACCCGCCCTCGCCTTTGATGTCTGTAAGGCATGACATTAATGCGTGTTTTGCATTAGAAGCGCGTTCGGCGAAGTCGTCCAAATAGCAATCGTCGTTAAAGTCCGAACCCTCGCCGTGAGTGACGTACAGCCTCAGAGAGCCGCCGTGGATGTCCTCAAAGGAAACCTCCACTATCGCAAGCCCGTGGAGTTTGAACAACTTACCAAGCGGTCTGAGGGCAAAGTAGCACAGGTGCTCGTGGTAAACCGTGTCAAACTCACACTTCTCAACGAGTCCGCGCAAATATGGAACCTCGACGACCGCAAGTCCATCGGGTTTGAGTATTACTCTAATGCCCTCGACGAAGCCGTGCAGGTCAGCCACGTGAGCGAGGACGTTGTGCGCGTGGATTACGTCGGCCCTGATTCCTTCTGCTTGCAGTCTCTTCGCTTCGTCGATGCCAAAGAAAACGCAGAGGGTGGGAATCCCCTTCTCGGTGGCAACTCTCGCGATGTTCCGAGCTGGCTCGATTCCTAAAATCGGGACATCGTAGTCTTGATAATACTGAAGGAGGTAGCCATCATTCGAGGCCAGTTCTATAACCAGGGAATCCTCGTTTAGGTGGCGGCTTTTGACCAATTCGTCAACAAGGTATTCCGAATGTGTCAGCATCGTCTGTGATTGACTGGAGAAATAACAGTAGTTCGAGAACAACTTCTCGGGTGAGATCGTCTCGGTTATCTGCACCAGCCCGCAGGCGTGGCAATGGACTAGTCGTAAAGGATACTTCTTGTCCTCGTCGAGGTTGTTGACGAGAGGCATTAGTCCGTAATCAAGGACTAGTTCAAGGTTCTGCTCAAAGCATATCCTACAAGCGTTTATCATATCCCCTGTCCTTAGAGGAAAGGTTGATGACGGCTAAGGGCCACTTGACACCGAACGAGTCGTACCGGATTCCTCGCTCACAAAGGGGGTCATATGACTCCGAAACTACATAAAAGACCTCGGTGTTGTCCTCTAGAGCCTGGAACCCGTGGGCGAAACCCTTCGGTATGAACCGTGGGGAAGACCCCATGTAAAGAGGGAACCACTCCCCCGTCTCCAAATCGACGGTGATGTCGTAAATCGAACCCCTGGTGCAGAGGACCATCTTTTCCTCAAGAGGTTCTCGGTAGTGCAATCCCCGAACAGTCCCGGCATATTTTGTGAATGACAGGTTGACCTGCGCCGACACGAACGGGAACGAGACGAAGTGCCCACGGTGGTCCTCAAACATCTATGAGCCTCACCTTTATGCCAGCCTCGTCTAGGAGCCGTTGGTTCTCGTCGTGGTAGTTGGGGTTCATTAATAAGATGGTTTCAACATTTGTTGAAAGTATGAATTCTGGTGAAACTATCGGATGCCCCGTGCCGGGGATGTATTTGCCTTGTTTTTCGGGCGTGATGTCAACGATACACTTTATGTACTCACAGTCGGGGTCAACTACATTACAGAAGGTCGCGCCTTTCGCCCCCGCTCCCCAGATAGCCGTCGAACCAAAGATACTGTCCTTCAAAAGCCTCGACCATATGACCGAAGTAATTCTCGGACTCGAACGCCCGAGATAGGCTTTTGGCAGAAAAGTAGTTACAGTGTTCATAGAAGAAATCCCACCAACTGTTGTTCTCGACAATCCAGTCGAAGTTCGGCGTCTCGAAAAACACCCTCGGCGCGTTGCAGGAGCGAATCAAGGCCAACGGGTCGGCAACGTGTTCGATGACATGGCGACAGACGATGATGTCGCACCACAGGCCGTCATAGTAACCGGGAACGAGCATCGTAATGCCATCCTGGTACGGCTTGCAGGACGGGTCGTAGCCGACACCGGTAATCCCCGCCGCACCCAGTTTCTTGAGGAAGGCCCCATTCCCGCAACCTATCTCGCAGACCACCTGCGTTTCGAGGTCCAGGTGTTCGACGATGCTGTCAACGTACTTGTCAAAGGACGGACTCGCCATCTGCGAGTTGTTGTACCGCGCACCGTACGAGAGCAGGCTGTCGTCGAACGTCTCGTTAAAAACGAACCCGCAGTCCTCGCACTCTACGAGAGTCAGGTCGCCTCTCAGAACCGCTTTAGCTTCCTCCGCAGTATCGCATACCAAATTCTGGTGAACCGGGACAGATTCGCGCCGTAGAAATACTTCGGTTTCTCCATCACACAACAGGCATTGGGTTCGCATGGTACTCTGCAATCACATCCGCACATTTTCCCCACTTTGCTTCAAATCTTGCGGCAGACTCAGCTATGCTGATATCGACCTCGCTTGCGTACACTCCCGTGGTCTGGCTTTCGAGGTGGTGGATGAGGGCGTTGGCCTGGACCACCGGATGCCCCATCGCCCGAAAGCGGCACCACACATCAACGTCCGAGTACCAGATTGGAAGGTTGTTGTCAAACTCCCCGAAGGCGTCCAGACCTGCGCGGGAGACTATAAAATGCCCGCCCATCATCTGGTCGTCCGGCGGGTTCGGCGGCATCGGGGGTCCGACGATCTTGTAGGTCAGCGGCTCGCGCATCTTCTTCGCCGCAATCTTCCACCAGTCGGGGGGGAAGTTCAAGTGCGTGAACTCGGTGGTCACACAGTAGATTTCGGGGTCGAGGGCGAAGACCTTGAGCATCTTCTTCGGGCCGGACGGGTGTACCGTCATGTCGTTGCAGGTGAAAAGGACGTTCTCGCCCTGTGCGACCTCCAGCCCCTGGTTCCACGCTGGCATTATCGAGCGGTTGACCTCGTTGGTGATGACCTTCACCAGTTGCGACTTGAGCCAGTCTCCGGTGCCGTCCGTGCAACCGTTGTCGATGACGATGAGTTCCATCGGGATGTCGATATCACGAAGGTTCTCAACCGCCCTCTGTGTGAGGTTAAGGTTCTCGTACACGCACATCACGATTGAGAGCATTAGCATCCCTTCTTGTGTTCGGCCAGGCTCGCTGCGTCAGAAGCCACGAACCCACATCCACAGATATGACGAGGTGGCTGCATATAAGGGCTTGGGCCTCGGGGTGCAGACCGCACCACTCGCCTTTTATCTTCCGGCGGTTTCTGCACGGCTGACTCGGGAACTTCTTCGGCATACCCCTCGTTGACGATGTGCTGCCCTTCCCTGTCACCCATGCGAAGGAGTTGCCCTATCTCAAAGACACACCCAGGGTTTTTTTCCATGATACGAATTAACATGTAGCCTTCCCTGTAAGGGGGAGCGGGCAGGTGCGCTCTCGCACACCCGCCCTCTCGGTTGTCGTCTTGTCTACGGGGCCACTCCAGTTACCTTTGCCAGTGCGTTGTCGTCGGAGATTAGGAATCCGACCCTCAAGACTGCGCGAATCGCTGTCATGTCCTGCTCAAACAGGTTGATGTTGTCCAGCGAACCGGATGTCAGCGTTGCGTCCTTCGAGAACGTGTACTGCATTCCCGTCCTGTCGCCGATGATCACTTTGTCGAAGTCGGCTATCAGGATTTCGTATCCGTTAGGCGAGGTCTGGTCCGCGACCTGCGCCGAGAAACAAATCGGGTATCCCCAGAGGCAATACCGGTCCCTCGGATTGCAGATGCTCATGTCCGTCTCGAAGATCGGCTGGTTGTTATCATCCCGAAGATTTCGCAACTCGTGCTTAATCCTCGGGTGAGTAATCATCCCAGTCGGGTCCAGGCCATACGATTCTATCAAGCTGATAGCGTATGACACATCACCCGCAAGGTCCGGCCCTTCCATCCCCAGTGGGACGATGTTCGCGGCGGGAACGTTGCCGGATATTGAATCGGGGAACGGCGTAGTGATGTCGTAACCCAAGAAAGATGCGTCTTTCTTCAAGACGAATCTCTTAGCAAGGTCGTCCTTCACGAGGCCGACGATATCCGTATCCGCGTCTTCGAGCAACTGGTCCTCGAACGGCACTATGACCGCCATCTTCCGCGCCCTGATTTCCTGCATCCCGAATTCCATGCTGGTCTTCGGCTTCACGCACTGTGCGCCGACCCAGTAGGCTTCGGTTCCCTGCTCTACCGTCCGGAAAAGCATCTCAAGACGCTTCATGGGAATGTGCCTTGCAAGGCCGTCAACGCAAGCGTTGGCATAAATCAGCCCGAATATCTCACGCGAGAGTTCGGGTGGTACGAAAACGCCGCCCTGTTCGTAAGTGCCTTCGTTCTGGTTGGGTATCTCCACTTCGCAGTCAAATCCCTCATCGAAGTAGTCACCCCAGTCGAAGTCTTCATCATTTCTTGCCATGTGTTTTCCCTCCTTTCATCAAAAAAGCCCCCGAAGGGGCGGGTTGTCAATCTCGGTTGAGATTACTTTCTAACAGCCTGCCGCAACATCGCGGCGAACTGCTCATCGGCTGACTTCTTGCTCTTTAAGGGAGCGCCGCCAGCCCCAGGTGTCGGGGGTCCGGATTCCTTGACGAGATACGGCTTCTCCTTCAAGAGTGCCGTAATCGCCTTTCCTATATCGGTGGGGGCTTCGATAGCAGATACATCGAGGAGACGATAGACGGCATCGGGGTCGATCACGGGCAACTTTGAAACCTCGATCATTATCTTCGACCTCTTGGCGGTTTCCTTCATCTCGCGGTCTTTCTCTGCCAACTTCGTCTCGTATTCCGCTACCTTGCTCGCCAGTTTTTCCAGTTCCGACTTTCCCTCGTCGTCGTGCGATTTGACTCTGGCTGTCAAGTCCTCAACAGTTTTGCGAAGCTCGTTACGCTCTACGCGGTACTTTGCAGCCTCGGCGTTCAAACTCTTGACATGTGCCTCGTCGTAAACACGGGGTTCGGGAGTTGTAACCTCCGGTGTCTGACCTTCAGTCGTTTCGTCCATCACGGACTCCTTTCGATTGCGCTCCTAGCGTCCTTTCCTGCCCCTATTTGTGGCACGGGGCCGACCTTTGCTTGTGTGACTTCTCTGGGTGGTTCTCGTTCGCGCACCTGCGCGGTTGGGCCTACCGCATCAACCGCCCGGCTTCCTAGCGGGTGCCATTACTCGCCACCTGTTCCTCGCACCGGCATTTCTTCTCCACCTTTTTGCACCACGGACAGAAACTTAACGGAACTGATAAGAAGAAGGGATCAGCCATGAGTTTGCCGCCCGGCTTCGCCTTACCGTTCTCGTCATACTCCATCACCCTCGGGTTTCGGTTTTTACGCGCCACTTATTTGTTCCTCCGCTCCAATGCTTATTGGCTGTTGCGGTCCCAGGCCGCGAGCGCGTTCGGTAAGCATCTCCGCGATGGTGCGCTCGGGGAACTTGTCGCCGAACTCTATCAGGGCTTTGCGTACCGTCTGCATCCCGGCGGCTACCTTCTGAGTCTCCACCGCCACCTGTTCCGCTATGTTCTCAGGCAGGGGCAGGTGGGGTATGATGCGGTTGTCGTAGACACCCCCGATATCAGAAGCACCGTCGAGGTCGTACGTCTCGGTCATGCGTAGGATGTACTCGTTCATCAACACGAGACGCGACTTCCAGACCCGCCAATCTTGTTGGGTAGCGCTCACCAAGTCGGAGTACAGCAACTTCAGAGCAACGCCCGAAACGAGGCCAAACCCTTTTATACGGTCCGGCGTTACATCGGGAACGTCTGCCAGCAGGTGCATCAGGTTCTCCAGGCGGGTCAGGAAGTCGGCGAGAGCGCCCGCATACTGGAAACTGGATTCCAACTTCTTCACATCGGGGCCGTCACCCCCTACGTTCCATATCGCACCGGGAGCCACCTTCAGTTTGCGCTCTGAATCCGGTGCGGCGTTGAGCATCACTATGACGCTGAAAAGGTTGAACCGGAGCGAGTCTGCCGCATCGGAAAGCGAGCGATTATACTGATCGAACAGCGGTATCAGGTCACGCAGGTAGGACGTACCGTACATCGACCCGGTAAGACAGTCGCGGGGAAAGATGAGGACGGGGATGAAGTCGAGTTTGGTGTCTACACGGTTGTGCCTTACGTCCCTCGGTTCCAGTTTGAGGTCATAGGTGGCTTCCGTGAGATAGCACTTGCCGTCTACCAACTCCCATGTCTGTTTCCAGATCGTTTTGTCGTTGTCGAGGTAACTACAGAAATGCACCGCATCAAAAGAGTCGGGATCGTCCTCTGAAGGGATGGGGAATACCTCTTGCGCGGGGGAGAAATTGAGTTTAATGCCCTTGTTGGGAAGATACCGTAGTTTTAGAGCAACAGTTCCCCCGACGAAAAAGTCATTCCCGGCTTCGAGCAACTTTTCCTCGAAGCGGTTCTCTGTCCAGTTGCGGTAGAGCAGGCTCTCGCGGGCAGAAGCGGAATCGTTAGCCGCCTTCTGCGCCTCCGAGGGGATGTATCCCACGGTTTCCATGGCCTCAGTGTCGTCTACGCGCTTCGGTGGGCATTCCACATCGGGAGCGACCTCGAACATCCACCCTTTGCGCTTGCGGATAAACCACCTCGCGAGGTTCACGGGCATTATCGTCGGAGTGTAGCCGAGCGTGTGGGGCATCTCCCAGTATTGGCCCTCAAGGTCGTAGTATTCGTAATACTCGTTGATCTCGCTTATGCGCTGGAGAGCGGCGTTGGCAAGGAACTGGTAGCGCGACCCGTATATCTCATCGACTATGCGCTCGGTGACGCTGTAGTCAAGTCGCCTTTCATTGTCGGCGCTTTCCTCTGGCTTCCAAACCGAGTCTCTTGTCATCTACCTTGCTCCTCGTCGGGAACTGGTGGAACCCTGCCGGTTGTGTGAATAAATCATGTAGCGAAGCGCGTCGAGGCAATGGTTATTTTGGTCTATGGGTCGGTCTTTCATTATTTTTCCTTGGTCATCTTCTGCGTAGCAATAACTCTCGAACTCATTTGCCGTCTCAGGGCATCGGTTGAAGTCCATCTTGAAAAGTCCACGCTCTATCTGTCGCGTGACCGCCGCGATGCCAGCGTCTATGTCGTTCTTGGCCTTGCGGGAATCCATCCCACGAGCGCGTAGAGCGGCCACAGCATCGGGCCGCGAGGGGTCGCACCAGTAGGTCAGCACCCCCCACTTGTCGCGCAGTTTATCGGCGGCTTCGGCTATCGTCTCTACGCTCTGCCGCTTCTTGTAATACTCGTCTACCAGATGCACCAGGCCATCATTGCCGACAAGGGCTACCAGTATGACGCTCGGGTCGGCAAACCCCCAGTCGCATCCTGCTATCGCGTACCTGTAGCCCGTAGCGTCCTCGGGCGCGTCCAGGTGGCAAGTCTCCACGTTTATCTGCGGGTAGACCAGACCTTCCCAGGCGGTGAACTCTCCAAGGAACTCCTGCCGGAAGAACGCTCCCGAGTAGGATTCCTTCAAACTCTCGATGTACTCTTTGGACAGGAACTTGTTCTCGTCGGTAGCCCCGGTGAACCAGTCGTAGTTATCCCGAGGCTTCTTGGCGAACTCGTCCCAAATCCAGTTGCGGCCCTTGGGCGTGGTGGTTATCCAACCGCGCTCCGGTTCCCTCCTGATGCGGCCCACCATGATCTTCCAGGTGTTGAGGGAAACTTTCGCCGCTTCATCGATGTAGAACCATCCGAGGTTCGGGCCTCTCAAGTCCGCTTCCCGGTCACAAGAGCGAAAGTAGATCACCGAGTCGTTGGTCAGGCACCGAGCCACCAAGTTCTGTTTATTCAACGAGAAGTAATCGTCCCAACCACCGGGGATGCCCAGAGCGTCCCACAACTCCCCCGTAATCATGGGGAGGATGTAGTCGGACATGTTACGGTAGGTGTTGGCTACGATGACACCGCTGGTCTTAGGCAGGTCCAGGGAGGTTGTCACAGCTTCCAGGCAGCCGGAGAACGTTTTCCCCGCTCCCAACCCGCATATCATCGCTCGATATCTCGCCTTCGATGAATGGAACTTCCCCTGGGTTGCCGACAGTTTCAGCCTTAGATTTTCCATCGCCCTCGACTATGTAGGTGATATTCAGCGTCTTTGACTGGCTGATGGGGTTGACATGCCGGTTCTTGGCATCGGCACCCAATGTCTTGTCGAACAGAACACCCATCATCCAGGTGAGGTCTTTCACAGAGATGTCCGTGCGGAGATTCCCGTCCTTGTCCACGGTGCCAGCCAGCAGCATATCCATGAACCTGTGTAGGAGAAGCCAGGCGTTCTGGACGAACTTCTCGTACTCCTGGTCGCGAGCCACCACCATCGCGGGAGACTCGTCAGGTCGGTCCAACCACCTCGTCACCGTGGGGTAGGACACATCCATCTGCTTCGCGATCCACGTTTTCTTATGCCCCGCACGTTGGAGAGCCTTCGCCTGCTCCAC